GACAACGCGCTGGATGGTTCGCTGGCCTACGTCACCACCTCCAGCGTGGTCGGCAACCTCAAGACCACCAAGAAGGACGCCGGCAGCGGCCTGTTCCTGATGGAGGGCGAGACCGCCAATGGCCGCAAGGTGGCGGTATCCAACCAGCTCAGCGCGAACCAGATCGCGTTCGGCAACTGGGCGGATACCTACATCGGCTTCTGGGGCGTCATCGATGTGAACCCCGATATGGCCACCAAGGCGGCCAGCGGCGGCCTGGTGCTGCGCGTGTTCCAGGATGCCGATGTCGGTTTCGGCCACGCCGAGTCCTTCTGCATCAACGGATAACCCACCAGCGAAAGTCCGGCTCACGGTTGAGCACACGGCGCAGGGACGCGCCCGGCAATCGAGGAGAGACAACGATGGCAACTACCAAACCGATCCGGGCCGTGGAAATCCTTATCGCTACGGCCGTCGCCGGCCTCGTGGTGAAGGAGGGCGCGGTGCTGCTGGTGCCGGAAGACATCAGCGAAGACAACGCCCGCGCCCTGATGCGCATGCAGCGCAAGCGGGCCAAGGAGGCCGAGGGCGACAAGCTCAAGGAGCGTCTAGCAGCGCTCAAGGCCGCCGACGCCCGATAACAGGAGATCACCCATGAAGGCAAAGAATGTTGTGCACGGCTCCATCCGGGGCGCCGCAGCCATCACCGCCAGCAGTGATGGCGCGGCTGTGGATGTCAGTGAGCTGATCGGCTCGATGGTGGTGACGCTGGACAGCTCCGCCGGCGGCGGCGCTGACCACACGCTTAACGTCAAGCTCCAGGAGAGCGCCGACGGCGTAAACGACTGGACCGACATCACCGGCGGCGCTTTTGCCGAGGTGACCAATGCCGCGGCATCGTTCCAGAGCATCATCATCAGCGCCGACGCCCGCAAGAAGTACGTTCGCGGCGTCGACACCGTGGCTGGCACAGACCCGGCGTTCAGCCGCTCGGTGAGCTACATCGGGCACAAGCAGTACAGCTAACGGACAACAACAAGCGCAGGGATGCGCACCCATTCATTCTGCGGGAGGGGCTATGTGGAAACAACTCGGTGAAACCGTCGCGAAGTTCGCGCCTCTGCTGGGCGGCGCACTGGGCGGACCTGGTGGCGTAGCGATTGGTCAGCTGGTAGCCGCCGCATTTGGCGTTGAGAATACGCCTGATGCTATCGAGCAGGCCATCGCCCGCGACCCGCAGGCGGCTATCAAGTTGCAGGAAATCCAGACGCGCCACAAAGAGCGTCTGGAGGAACTGGCACTGGAACGCCACAAGGCGGATCTGGAAGCCGAGACAGCGCGCCACTCCGCTAGCCAGGAAACCATACGCACTGAGGCGCAGTACGGCACTGAATACGTGAAGGAGACGCGGCCCAAGATTGCGCGCCTGTCGTTCTATGCGGGCGCCGGTTATGTCCTCGTCGCAGAAGGCGCCCGCCTGATAGCGCACCTCATCGGTCAGCCCGGATGGCCTGGCGCAGATACCTCGCTTCTGGCCGTGCTGTTCGGCCCGGTCGGATTCTACATGACCATGCGTAGCGTTGACGCCTTCAGCTCCAAGGGGAAAAGCTGATGAGCGACGGGCTCACCGAAAAGGATGCTGAGCTGCTGGCTGAGAAGCTCATCGAGAAGGTGCACGAGCGCAAGCACAACTTTTGGATCGAACCGGAGCAGCATTACAAGGACCACGCCCGGTGGCGCGGCTTCGATGAGGAACAGATCCGCAGCCTGCACGATCTGTTGCAGGCCTACCGCCAGGCCCGCAGCTTGTTCTGGAAAGCTTTCCTCGGGTTCGCCATCGTCGGTGCCATTGCCGGCGCCGCCATCGGTATGGGATTCCACCGATGATGTCATCCATCATCGAAGCGGTTATCGGGATGCACGGTGTGCCGGCGCAAACGACGCTCGGCAATATCGACGGTATCTTCGTGACGCCGTTCGAGATGGCGACCATCGAACGCGCCCGCACCATGGGGCTTCAGGTGCGCACAGACAAGCCGGCGCTGTGGGTGACGGATGAGGTTGCCGAGGCGCGCAACGAAGGCGAGCGCATAGTCATCCATGGCCGCGACTACGACATCGTGCACATCCTGCCCAACGGCTACGGCGCCACCGAACTGGTGCTTGTCCTGGCGGATGACGGCGCCCAGGAGGGGAGTGCGTGGCGATGAATCTGACCATTGACGCCCTCGACTGGGACGAGCGTTCGGATGCGCTGATTAATGCGCTGGGCGGAATTGATGCCACACCGGTCAAGACGGCCGTTCGTCGGGCGGTCACCAAAACAGCAAAGTGGTTGCGGGTGCGCATCGTGCGCGCCATAGCCCAGGGCATCCAGATGCCGGTGCGTGCCCTGGATCAGCTGCGTGTCCGTATTCACTACAACAAGGCGCGCGACGGCGGGGCGGTAGATATGTGGGAGGCGCTGCTGTGGGTCGGAACCAACCCTGTTTCTGCGCAGCGGTTTGGCGCCGTGTCATGGCGTCGCAGCATGAGCGGAGCCCGCGCCGGCCGGCGGATATTTGGCGGGACGTTCGCAGCAGCACCTCGCGGCGGCGAGAAGATTGTCTGGCGCAGAATGGGGAAAGAGCGCCTGCCTATCGAAAAGGAAACCGTAGCCATTGATGAGGTGGCGCAGGAAAACGGTTTGCGGCTGGAGCGCATGGGGTTGCAGCGTTTCCGTGACACCCTGGCCCATGAACTGGATTACGAACTGTCAAAGGCGCTCAAGTGAATACGCTGAAGGAAATACACGACGCCTTCGTCGCCGTCGCCGCCGACAGCTTCGGCGGCGTGCTCCGTACTGTAGAGGAGTATGCCCCGGAGCGCCTGGAGGGTGTGCGTACACCGGCGCTGCTGTTGGAGCTGGAAGACTGGGAGGAGGGCGACGACGTAGGCGATGGCCGCACGCCGCTACGCTGCCGGTTCACAGCGCATTGCCTACTGTCGTTCCAGACGGCCAACGTCCGACTGGAGGTGCGCGAATTCGGCGCCCGCGTGCAGCAGCTGGTCCGGTATAACCGTTGGGAGCTGGGCAACGATGTTGATATGCCGACGCAGATATCTGGCGCTCCAGGCATGTTCCGTCCCGGCAAGGAAGGCTATGAAAGCTGGTGCGTGAGCTGGGAACAAACGGTGTACCTCGGTGCGTCGGCCTGGGCGGCGGAAGGCGTGCCGCCGACGGAAGTGTACTTCGGGATTCAGGCCGGCAGTGAACCAGACAATTACAGCCAGGTGACTTGATGGACCTCGAACTGCGCCAGCGCGTACACGAGCTCGAACAACTGATCGGCCGGCTGCTGCGTTACGGCACCATCGCCGACGCGGACCATGCCGCCGCGCGGGTACGCGTCGCCTATGACCATGATGCCGAGGGCAATCAAATCCGCACGGCATGGCTGCCCTGGGCCACTCATCGTGCCGGAGCCGACCGCACCTGGTGGGCGCCGACCATTGGTGAGCAGGTGATCGTTCTGTCGCCGTTCGGCGCCATGGAATGCGGCATCGTGTTGCCCGCCGCGTTCAGCACGTCGGCGCCTGCACCGTCTTCTGACCCGAATGCACACACCACTGTCTACCAGGACGGCACCACAATCACCTACAACCGCGGCAGTCACGTGTTGACGCTGAACGTGATGGGTGACGTGGTGGCGAACGTGCAGGGGAGTGTGGATGCCGTAGTCGGTGGCACGGTGGATTTGGTGGCTGGAGGCGTGGTGAGCGTCGATGCACCCACCATCCACCACAACGGTGGCGCCGGTGTTGTGACGGGAGAGTGCATCTGCCAGCTGACCGGGCTGCCGCATAGCGACAAGTCCAGCATCGTGACGGCGGGCAAGTAAATGGCTCTCAGTAAAGCTCAGCTCAAGGCGCGCATCGTCAGCGAAATGGAAGCGGCCGGCGCAACGGCGCAGGGTGAACACTCTTGGGTTGACCGCCTTGCTGAGGCAATCGCTAACGCCGTTGTCGATGAGATTACCAGCAACGCCCAAGACAGCTTGGGCGGCGCAATCACATAGAGAGGAGGCAACATGCCCGCATTCATCGTAACCCGCGACTTCCACCAGAACGGACGCATCCTGCGCGCCGGCGACAAGATCGACATGACCGAGCGCCAGGCGCGCTATCTGCTGCTGAATGGGTTTCTCAAGAAACACGAAGACAAGCCCGCGCGTACCGCGAAGGGTGAGAGGAACGACAAGACAGAGACCGCGGCGGCCGAGTAAGCCATGCGCGGCATGAACAACACCACCGGCAAGGCCATCGACGGCATCGCCCATCTGCGCCAGCGTCTCACCGACGTGCTCACCACGCCGAAAAACACGCGCGTGATGCGTCGCGGTTATGGTTGCGATCTGTTCGAGCTGCTGGACCAAACCATGAATGAGTCGTGGCTGGTGCGTTGTTATGCCGCTGTCGCCGAGGCGGTAGACAATCCCATCAACGGCCTGCCGGATTTTCTCCTGGAGCGCGTGCGCACTGCCGAGCTGCGTGATGATGGCGGTGTGTTCGATTTAACTGGCGTCTATCTGCCCACAGGGCAGCGGGTGACCGTAACTGTGGGGACTGTGGCATGAGTGCGATTGATCCGTCCCGACTGCCTGCGCCTGCGGTGGTCGAGCAGGTGAGCTATGAGGCCGTGCTGGCGGCCACCCTCGCTGATCTCCAGGCGCGTGAACCGGGAATAGACCTCACTCCATCGGACCCGGCCTACAAGGTCTTGGAGGCGGCGGCCTATCGGGAAACGAATCTGCGCGCCGACTTCAACGACCGCGCCGCCGCCCTCCTGCTCGCGCTCTCCCGCGGAGCCGACCTCGACCACATCGGCGTCACCTACTACCACACCCAGCGCCTGGTGCTGGACGCCGGCGACCCGCTCGCCGTGCCGCCGGTCGAACCGACCTACGAGAGCGACGACAACTACCGCGCCCGCCTGCTGCTGGCCGAGGACGGCTACAGCACGGCCGGCCCCGAGGCGGCCTACATTTATCACGCCAAATCCGCGGCCGCCGACGTCAAGGACATCTCCGTCATCGTCCCGCGCTTCGATCGCCTGGTGCTCTCGCCCGAGCAGGAAGCCGCCCTGCCGGCCGGCGCTCAGGTATATGTCGTCGTGGACGATGCCGGCCTGCCTGATCCGACGCCCGCCAGCGTCGTCGTCAGCGTCCTCTCGCACACAGGCGACGGCAGCGCCGACCCCGAACTGCTGGCCACCGTGGAGGCCGGCCTGGGCGACGACGTGCGCCCCATGACCGACGAGGTCATCGTCCAGTCCGCCGGCATCATCAACTACACCGTCAGCGCCGTGCTCACCGTGTACCCCGGATTCAACGAGGACTACATCCGCAGCACTGCGGAGAGCAGCCTTACCGCCTGGGTCGCCCTGCAACACCGCATCGGCCGCGACATCACCGTCGCCGGCATCCATGCCGCGCTCATGGTCGAGGGCGTCCACAACATCACCCTGCAGGACCGCGCGAACGGCACCGACCTGGTCGCCGACCTGGTGGTCTCCAACATCGAGGCGCCGTACTGCGCCGGGCTGGACATCACGGTAGGAGGCACCGGTGGCTAATCTCCTCCCGCCCAACGCCACGCCCCTGGAGCGCAACATCGACGCGGCCATCGCCGCGCGCCTGGACGGCGTCAGCCTCACGCCCATCAAACAACTCTGGGATCCCTGGACCTGCCCCGCCGAGCTGCTGCCCTGGCTGGCCTGGGCCGAGGGCGTCGACGAGTGGAACACAGCCTGGTCCGTCGCCGTGCAGCGCGCCGTCATCGCCTCGCAGCGCGCCGTGCGCCGCAAGCGCGGCACCAAGCAGTCCGTGGTCGATGCCGTGCAGGCATTCGGCGGCACCACCGTCATTCGCGAGTGGTTTGAGTACGCCACCAAAGGCACGCCCCACACCTTCGACATCATCATCACCGGCGGTGCGCAGTACGTCGACGCGGGATTCCAGCAATCCATGGCCCGAGCTATTTCCCGCAACAAGCCGGCCCGCGCCCACTTTAACCTGGGCATCGGCCTCACCGCCGCCGGGCACATCGGCTGCGCCGGCGTCGCGCGCGTCGCCAACTTTAAACGCATGGAGTTCACGGCATGACGACCTTGACCCTGGTCATCACCGACGCCGGCCGCGCGGCCATCGTCAACGAAACCAACATGGGAGCCCTCCCGGTAACGCTGACGGAAATCGGTGTCGGCACCGGCACCTGGTCTCCCACGCCGGCGGCCACCGCCCTGCAGGATGAACTGAAGCGCATCGCTGCCGTCGGCGGCCTGGCCGTGGCCGACGACGTCCTGCACGTCACGCTCACCGACGCCAGCGTCGACGAATACGCCCTGGGCGAATTCGGCATCTACACCGACAGCGGCATCCTGTTCGCCATCTACTCCGACCCCGCAGGCATCACCGACAAAGCGGCCGACTCGATGCTGCTCATCGCCGCCGATGTCATCCTTACCAGCATCAACCCCGGCGAAGTCACCGTCGGTGCCGCCGGCTTCAACAACCCTCCGGCAACGGAAACTGTCGCCGGCGTCGCAGAGCTAGCCACCCAAGCCGAGGCCACGGCCGGTACCGACGATGTGCGCATCATGACGCCGTTCACGAGCAAGACGGCCGCGGCGGCCTACCAGTACACCGCCGACCAGGCACTGCCGACGCCGGCGAACACCGGCACCATCGCGCAGCTCTTCAGCTGGATCGCGGGAGTCATCAAGGCGATCACCGGAAACGCCGACTGGAAAACCGCGCCGCCCACCACGCTGGGAGCGGCCGCGGCCCACCACGCCAACACCACGAACCCGCACTCGACCACGGCCGCCCAGGTCGGCGCCGAACCCGCATTCGGCGCAGGCACCACGTCCCAATATCGGCGCGGCGACAAATCCTGGGCGGACTTCTCCGCCGCTGTGCGCGCGGCCGTACTGACCGGGCTCTCGACCGCAACCAACGCTGTCATCACTGCGACCGACACGGTGCTCTCGGCTATGGGCAAACTCCAGGCGCAGATCACGGCGCATAGCGCCGCCTCCGCGCCGCACGCCGGCCACGAAACGCCCGCAGGTGCGCAAACCAAGGTCGACACCCTGGCAGCGCTTGCGGTGCTGTTGAGCTCGGTCACTGGCGCAAACCAATCGTTGGCGGAGAATGGCTATCAGCACCTCCCTGGAGGGCTGATACTGCAATGGTGCAGAGTGACAACCAGCTCCAGTGTTGACGTATTTGTGACGTTCCCGCTCGCCTTCCCGACAGCCGCCCTAAGCATTGCGATAGCCCCTCAAATCGGGTCTCCCTGCATGCCCGGTTTCAGCGAACTCGGAGCAACGACCGTTAAAATCAAGGCGTACAACGCCGCCGGTAGCCGAGTTATTACGGTGGTTACCATGATCGTCATAGGATACTGAAGATGCACTACTCAACGTCGACAGGCGGATTTTATGATCCAACCATTCATGGCGATGGCATTCCTGCCGATGCCGTTCTCATCACTGATCAGGATTACGCCGCTTTGTGCGCTGGGCAATCTCGTGGGCAGGCGATTGTCGCCGATACGGATGGATATCCTGTATTGGCAGAGCAGCCACTGCCCTCCATGGATTACGCTGCATCGTTGCGCATCGCCACCCTCAGCGCCGACTGCGAGGCCGCCATCACTGGCGGATTCATGAGCGAGGCCCTGGGCACGCCGCACGCCTACCAGTCCGACCGCGACGACCAGCTCAACCTGGTGGGCGCCGTCTCGGCCAACGCCGACATTCCATTCAAGTGCCTGGACGGAAACACCGGCATCTGGGCCTACCGCCCGCACACCGCCGCCCAGCTCAAGCAGGTGCTCGCCGATGGCGCCGCAGTCAAGCTGCAGCATTTGCAGCGCTTCGGCCTCCTGCGCGACCAGGTGCAGTCCATCGTCGCCGCCACCACCCTGCTGCCGGATGATCCCGACTACATGGACGACGCCACCGCCCGTGCCGCCCTCGATACCGTGGTGTGGTGATGCACCTCACGCAAACCCTGATCGCCCTCGACCAGCTGCTCAACGCACTGGTCGCCGGCGGCTGGGCCGACGAAACCCTCAGCGCCCGCGCCTGGCGCGAACGCAACACCAGCCCCCGCTGGTCCCGCGCCCGCCGCTGGATAGACCGCCTGTTCTTCTGGCAGCCAGCCCACTGCCGCACCAGCTACGAGAGCGAACAGCAGCGCCGCCACCTGCCGCCTGAATATCGTCAAATCACACCACCGTCTAATACGTCCGCCGCACCATAGCCTCTGCGCAAATTGTTTCCGAGGCCCTTGGAGGTATAAGACATGGCTGGCTTTCTGCACGGCGTAGAAATTCTCGAACTCGATAGCGGCATCCGTCCGATTCAGACGGTGCGCTCTGCTGTCATCGGACTGGTCGGTACGGCGCCCAACGCCGATGCTGCGGCATTTCCCCTCAATACGCCGGTGCTGATTGCAGGCAACCGAACCGAGGCGGCCAAGCTCGATACCGTTGGCACCGGCCTCGGCACACTGCCCGCCGCTATCGATGGCATTTTCGACCAGGTCGGCGCGCTGGTGGTTGTCATCCGTGTGGATGAGGGCGTCGACGAAGCCGCTACCGTCAGCAATGTAATCGGTGGCGTGGACGGCACCACCGGCGCGCGTTCCGGCGTGCATTGCCTGCTGGATGCGGAGTCGGTGGTCAAGGTTCAGCCCAAGATTCTCATCGCACCGGGCTTCACCAGTTACGTGACGCGCACGGTCGATGTCATTACCGGCGCTCCGGTGGTGAGCGAGATGGTCGGCATTGCCGAGCAGCTGCGCGCTGTCATCCTCGCCGATGGCCCGAACACTACCGATACCGAAGCCGCAACGTACCGCGACCTGTTCGGCTCGCAGCGCGTATACGTGGTGGACCCGTGGGTGAAGGTGTGGGACAGCGAGGCGAGTGCCGAGGCGGTCGCGCCGAACTCCGATCGAATCGCCGGCCTGATCGCCAAGAACGACAAGGAGCGCGGTTTCTGGACCTCGCCGTCGAATCGCGAAATCAACGGCATCATCGGCACCGCTCGCGCCATCGACTTCACCTTGGGCGACGCGAACGCCCGCGCCAACCTGCTCAACGAAAACGAAGTGGCGACCATCATCCAGAAGGATGGCTACCGTCTGTGGGGCAACCGCACTTGCTCGGCCGATCCCAAGTGGGCGTTCCTGGCCCACGTCCGCCTCAACGACATGATTCTGGAATCGCTGCTGCGTGCCCATATGTGGGCCGTGGACCGCAACATCACCAAGACCTATGTCGAGGACGTGTCCGAGGGCGTAAACGCCTACCTCGCCAAGCTGGTGGGTGACGGCGCCATCAGCGGCGGCAAGTGCTGGGCCAATCCGGAACTGAACACTGCCGTCACGATGGACGCCGGCCAGGTGTACTTCGACTTCGACTATGGCCGTTACGGCGTCGCGGAGCGTGTGACCTTCCGCGCCAGCATCAACAACGACTACACCGTCGAGGCCGTGTTCGGCTAAGCCGACGCCCCTGCGGAACGACAGAGGAGATTAGACGATGACTGGTAGTGTGATGCGCCTGTTTCAACTGACGGTCGATGGCCGCGGCTATGCCGGCGAGGTGGAGAATCTGACGCCACCGAAGCTCACCATCAAGACCGAAGAAGACCGCTCCGGCGGCCGTGACGCGCCGCGCAAGGTGGACGTGGGCATGGAAGCGATGGATTGCTCCTTCACCCTGAAGAAGTTCGACCCGGACGTGCTTTCCATGTTCGGCCTGATCAGCGGCAGCGACGTGCCGCTGACCCTGCGCGGCGCCATCGACCAGGCCGGCACGGCAATACCGGTGGTCATCAACCTGCGCGGCAAGTTCATCGAGGTTGATGACGGCGAGTGGCAGGCCGGCAAGAAGGTGGAGATGAAGTGCACTGTCAACTGCGCCTACTACAAGCGCACCGTGGGCGACCGTGTGGTACACGAAATCGACGTGGACAACGCCATCCGCATCATCGATGGCACTGACCATCTCGCCGCGTTCCGCGACGCTGCCGGCCTGTAATTCGTTTTGTAGGAGAGTCCGATGACTGAAATCGTATTGGATCACCCGGTCACTGTGGACGGGAAGGAGTACACGGCGCTGACCATGCGCCGCCCGAAGGTCAAGGACCAGAAGGCGGCGCAGAAGATGGGCGCTTCGGATGATGAGCGCGAAACCATGTTGTTCGCAAATCTGTGCGGTGTTACGCCGGGCGTCATTGACGAACTCGATATGGCCGATTATGGCGCGGTACAGGAGACCTATTCCGGTTTTTTGTCCCGTCGCCTGGTGACGCCCGAGAAGCAGCAGGACTCGTGATGCACGTCTACCACCAGCCTCTGCCGGTCATCGATGAGATGGAGGTGGATGAGCTGGTGACGCTGGGCAAGGAAGCCGCAGCGTTGCTTAAGGTTTTGGTCGGAGCCAGGCGCTGCCCCTTTATTGGCGGATAAACCCAATCGTTTCCTGAGAAACGGCGGCAATCAGGGCCGCCAGGAAGGCATGCAGAAAGGCGCCGTCCCAGGCATCCCAGTAAGAGGCGCCGCCCGTCATGGACAGGATGGCCGGCTCGATGAACAGGACCAGCAGGAACACGATATAGGCCATGGCCGGTAAATCCCTCTCGCTCGGTGTAGTGATCGGTGCCGCGCTTGGTGCATCCTTCACCAGCACATTCCGTACAGTAGACCAGCGCGCCGCGGCGGTTGGTCAGTCGCTCAAGAGCGCCCGTCTCGGGGCGTCGCTCTCGCAGGAACTCCTCAAGTATAAACGATCCCTGGACCAGCTGAAGACCCAGCAGGCACGCACCGGCGACACCAGCGACGCCATGAAGGCGAAGATCGCCGCGGCCCAGACGCAGTTCGACAAGGCCGCGCGCCGCGCCGGCAAGTACGGCATCGAGATTGGCAACGCCGCAACCAAGCATCGCCTGATGAACCACCACATCCGCGAATCCGAGCGTGAGCTGCGCCGCCTTGAGGCATTCCAGCGCAACCGCGCCATCCGCGCCGACATGAAGGGCCAGGCGCTGGGCATGCTGGGTGCGGCATACAGCCTGGGCGCGGCATTCACTGGCTCCCTGGAGCGGGAGGAGGGCGCGGTCCGCCTGGGGACGGTCATCAACAGCGCCAACAAGAAGCGGGACATGATGCTGGCACGGCAGCATGCGCGCAACTTCATGCGCCGCGGCCTGACCGATGAAGCGGAGATGATCAATATCCAGTACGCGCTTAACTCGGCCGGGCTGGAGGCATCGGCGGCGCGGGTGGGGTCAACGGTGGTGGCCAAGGTGGCCACCATCACTGGCGGCGTGCCGGAGCAGGTCGGCGAGGTCGTGGCCACCACCTTCAACAACTTGGGCTCCCAGCTCGAAGGCAACACGGAAGAGCGCCTGACGCGCATCGGTGAGCTGCTGACCAAGGCGCAGTTCAAGTTCCAGATTCGAGACTTCGGCCAGCTCGGCGAGTCGATGAAGTACGCCGCGCCGGTCATGAGTCAGTACAACATGGATCTGGCGCAGGGCGTCACCCTGATCGGCCAACTCAACAGCGCAGGCTTGCAGGGCGGCCAGGCCGGCACGGCGCTATCGGCCTCGATGCGAAATATGTCCAAGGCCTCTGAGGAGCTCGGCTTCGAGCTGGTGCGAAACAAGAAAGGCCAGCTCGACATGATCGCCACGCTGCAATCGCTCAGCGACACGATCGGCGGCTTCGACAATATGGACCAGGACACCATCGACGAGCTCCAGCGACTGTTCGGCGATGAGGGCGTGCGCGGTGTCGTGCTCTTGGGCAAGCAGTTGGGGGCGTTGAAGGCGTCGCAGGATGACGTGGCGCGCAGCTCCAAGGGTCTGGTCGAATCGTCCTATAAAGAGTTTCTGGACTCCGCGCCCGGCAAGACGAAGCTGTTCTGGCACAACGTAAAGTTGCTGGGTCGGGCATTCTCCGATTCATTCATCCCGGTGATCAACCAGGTGCTGCCGCCGCTGACGGCATTCGTCGTCCAGGTAGGCGAGATGCTTCAGGCGAACCCTGAACTGACCAAGACCATCATTGGCGTTGCCGCCGGCATGGTGGGACTCAAGATTGCGTCGATGGGGACCCGCTTTGTGTGGTCGTTGCTGTCGGATGGCCTGCTGGTTGGCGTGAAGGTGTTCGGCGGTGTCGGCAAAGTGATTGGTGGCTTGGTGTCCGTACTTCGGTTTGGTGGAAAGACAGTGTTGTGGCTGGGCGGCATGTTCGGCAAGGCGGCATTGTCAGTGTTTCGGTTCGGCCTAGCCCTGCTGGCCAGTCCTATCACCTGGATCGTTGGCGCGGTGCTTGCGCTCGGGGCGGCGGCCTACCTGGTGTACAAGAACTGGGAGCCCATCGGGAATTTCTTCTCCAACATGTGGACGCGCATCAAGGCCGTCTTCGCCGGCGGCGCCCTCACGATCGTGGAGGTTATCGGCTCCGTCGTGAAGGCGCTGCCGTCCTGGGCCTTGCCGCCCGGGCTGGACCCGGAAAGCCTGGGCAAGGCCGCCGCCTACTGGCGCGAGATGGCCGACACCACCGGCAAGCTCAAGGAGGTGGAATTCAGGCTGCCGTCCCTCGGTGAGGCGATGGACGACATGGGCGTCGGCGGCCTGATGAAGAAGCTGGACGGCTTCAAGTCCGGCCTGCCTGGCCTGCCTGGCCTGCCTGGCCTGCCCAGCCTTCCGTCCATGCCGGACATGAAGGGCGCAGGAGCAATGCTCTCCGGCCTGCTGGCGGCGGTTCCGGCCGCCGCTGGCGACCTGTCGCCGGCCGCGCCGGTAACGGTGCACCTGTCCGCGCCCATTACCATCCAGGCACCAGCCGGCGCAGACAGCCAGCAACTGGCGGAGCTGGTGGAGCGATCGATTGAGCAGGCCACCCGCCGCGCAGTGGTAGCCGCAAGGACATCCCATGACTGACATCATCGAATCCCTCTCGGACTTTTCGCGGCTGCGGCAGGGTATCGAGGCCGTCGCCGCACAGGTGCAGAACAGCAGCCGCATCATGTGGATGCTCGGTCCGTTCATGTTCAGCCGTGACACCGCCGCGCCGGACACCTTGCGCCGCACCACCGAGTTCAGCTGGGCGAGCCAGGATCGCTTTTCCCGCGGTCCCGCATTGCAGTACACCGGTCCAGGCGCTGACACCATCGACCTCGACGGAACAATCTACCCGCATTACGCCGGCGGCCTGAGCCAGGTGCAGGCCATGCGCGAGCTGGCAGGCCTGGGCCTGCCTCAGCTGCTGGTCGACGGACGCGGTGTGGTGCATGGAAAGTGGGCCATCCTGCGCGTAGACGAAACCGGCACAGTCCTGGCGCCGAACGGTACGCCGCGCAAGGTGATGTTCAAGGTCGGTCTGCAGCGTTACATCGACGACAACGACAAGACCGGCGGCCGCCGCAAGCTCGGTATCTGGAGCTACTGACCATGGCACTGACCTACCGGACCAAGGACGGCGATACCGTCGACCTCATCTGCTGGCATATCTACGGCCGCACCAGTGGCGTGGTGGAGCAGGTGCTGACTGGAAACCCTGGCTTGGCCGCGCTTGGGCCGGTATTGCAGGCCGGCGTGATTGTGGAACTGCCTGAGATTACTGCGCCGGCAGAGGAAAAAGTAACGATATGGTGATCACATGAAACCTGCGTTTTCTGTAGTCGTCAATGACACCGATTACACCGATGTGCTGGCTGACCGGATGCAGAGCCTGACTTTGACCGACGCAAAAGGGCGCAAATCTGATCTGTTCGAACTTCATTTGGATGACCGCCTTCCCGGCGTAGCGTTTACGGGGCATGGTGCAACCATGAAGGTTTCTATTGGCTACGCCGGCGGCCCCCTGGTTTACAAGGGGTCATACAAGCATCTGGAGACGGAGTTTGAAGGGCCGCCACTTGGGATCGTGATACGAGGGACGGCAACCAATTTTTCCAAGGCTATCCGCTCGCCCCGCACACGGGCCTGGCCGGACGCAGTAACCCTGGGTGATGTCGTTACCACGATCGCCGGGTTTTACGATTACCAGGCGCGCGTAACGCCGGCATTGGCGGCGAAAGTATTCCAGCACATCGACCAGGTCGACGAGAGCGACGTGGCATTGCTGAAGCGCCTCGCCGGCGCTTATGACGGTGTTGCGTTCATCAAGGGTGGCAGCTTGGGAGTAATCGAGGCTGGCGCAAATAGAAACGCACTGAACCAGTTGCTGCCGTCCGTAACGCTGCGGCCGGAACAGGTTTCGAACTGGAGCGTCTCGCACCACGATACAACTAGGGTCGGGGCTATAGTGGCCAAGTGGCATGACTTCCACGCCGCGCAGATTCAGCGCGAGCAATACGGCGATGGCGCCCCCACAATCGAGCTCGCCGACATCTTTCCCGACGCTGAAAAGGCGTTGGCGGCGGCCTATTCCGAGTACCAGCGCCGGCAGCGCGCCAATGTCACCGGAAACATTACGATGCCAGGCGACCCCGATCTGATGACGGAAGGCCGCCTGGTGCTGGAGTCGTTCCGGGATGGCGTCGACGGCGAGTACACCATCACCCAGGTCAAGCACGTCATCGACAAGAAGGGTGGCTACAAGTGCATGGCGGAGTTCGAGCAGAAGAGCGGGATAGCCTCCGCGGCCACAAGCCCGGCCGGGGCGGGGAATCAATAA